ATTTTTGGATTTTAATGATTTATTTATATTATTTTCATCCAGCATATATGGTTTTAATTCGTTGAATAAATCATTATATTTTTGTTGTTTTTTTAACATAGATATTATATTATTTTTTGTTATTATCTTTAATATCTTTTGAAAAATATGTATTTTTATAATCTTCTTTTTGTTTTTCAATACTATTTAATGTGATTTCTTGTGTATTAACATATTTAATATATGTTAATAATTCATTTAATATATCATATTTGAGTTCAGTAAGATTAATATGGATACCATATTTGTTTTCATTTAATGTTACTTCCGGATATTTTTTTAAAATTCTTAATACTTCTATTTGATTAAATTTATTCATATTTTCAATTGTTTGTTGAATTTGATTAATTTCATCATGTAAAAAAAATTTTTCTTCTTCTGTTTCCATTAGTAATTTATATATTTTGTTTTTAAATGAAAAAAATAAATATTTAATTTGTTATAATGGTTCAATAACATAATAGTTGATTTATAATAATAATTTTATTCTTCATCTTCTATAACAATTTTTGGTTGTGATTTTAGCGAGATATCTTTTTCTTTCATTAATTCTGCAATAATAGATATGTATTTATCGTTTAATTCAAACCTTTGACCTATTACTCTTACATTTATATTGTCTCCTTCTTTAATTTCAGAAAATTGCGCCAAATTAAAATGATGATCTTTTGCAATAAAAACAACAATTGGACTTGGAAATTCATTTGCACTTTCTGCACGAATTCCTGCTTTTGTAATATTTTTTGCAACACATGGAATAATCATACCCTCTACAGGAAAACAAATATCGCACTCAAAAACAACAATAAAAGAAATAATATTTCCTCTTTCTATAGAACCACTAGAATAAGTAATAATTTTAGAAGAATCTGGTTTAATATATCCTTCTGCCAAACATTTGCCTTCAAATTGAAACTGTATACTTTCTTCAATAATTTCATTCAGGTTTTTACCAATACTATTCATTGGTAAAAATACTTTTTTTGTAATTAAACATCTAGAATAAATTGATCTTATTTTTACTTCTTTTTTTTTAAATGATTTTTTTTTAATTATACTATTTTTGTCCATACTTATCTATATAAATAAATATATATTTAATATTTATTTCAATTTTATTTATATATTTTACATTTATTTAATATTCAAAATATTTATTACAAACTTCTAAACAATTATTCATTTTTTCACATATATTGTGTTTATTTTTATTTTTATTTTTATTTTTATTTTTATTTTTATTTTTATTTTTATTTTTATTTTTATACACCCTTGAACAATTAAAATGGGACAAATATTGAGTTATTTTGTTAAAATTATATATGAAACAAAAGACAGATGATTATAAAATTTAAACGGTTAAATATTATTTGAAAAATAATGATAATATTAGAAAAAACCTGTAAGATTTTTCATTGTAAAAAATCTTCTTTACAATGATGGATAAACCGATATGAAACATCTAAAGAAAAAAAACAACACAAAATTATAGATAAAATTTGTAATATATTAGATTTAGAAAAATAAATTGTATAATAATATAGTATAGTTTGTATGAAAAGTAAAAAGATAAGTTACAATAAATCGCGAAAAACGAAAAAAAGGACTTTAACTAAATCAAGAAAAACAAAAAAGAGAAAGAATAGTAAAATTATAAAAGGCGGGAAGTATGTAGCAAGTGGTTCATATGGCAGTGTATATGGATATGGTTCAGAAGAATTTACAGATAATAAAGGTATTAAATATATGGTTGGTGTTCCACCATTTACTTCTGAGCATGAAGGATTTCGTGATAATAGATATGTATGTAAAATATTTATTTCGGATACGAATAAAAAAAGATTACAATATGAATGTGATGATGAATATAATTTCTTTGATACATTAAAATTATCACCAGATGATCTCATTGAATTTAAAAAATATTCTATTGTTCCTGAATATAAAGGTACAATTTCTTCAGATACATTAAATGACGTCAAATATTTAAATAACTGGAGAACAAATGATGACTCCAATTTTTATCGTTATTTAAAACCAAAAAAACCAATTCCTGATGGTGACTATCCAATGATTGTTTTTGAAAATGGTGGCATAGATTTAAATAAATATTTATTATTAAGTAATTTATTAAATCAAGATACACCTTTATTACAAAAAATACGAATAATAAATATATTATCAGGTGTAAAAAATTTATTAGAAGCAATCTATTTTATGTCATCTAGAAATATTTTTCACAGAGATATAAAAACATCTAATGTTGTTACTTGTATTCTAAATGAGAATGATGCTGATCATAATAAAAATTACAAATTAATTGATTGGGGGTTAAGTGGAAAAATTACATCACCACATTCGCCGAAATTAGAATCACGTATTGAAGATTTTTACGAAATTGGTGTTTCATCTTATTTTATATATCCACCGGTTTGCTTTGGTATATTATACTCAAATTGTCTATCGGAATCAAATACTTTAGATATAAATAAATTCATTAGATTTTTACTTAATAATAATAATAATAAAGAAACAACAAATTTTGATTTATGCAGTTGTTATACTAATAAATTTATTTATGTTATAAATATGTTTTATAATCATATAGTTAATTTACAAAAATTTAGTATAGATGGGATACATGGGTATTTTCAAGATTGGGAAAACGAAATTCCAAAAATATTACGTCAAAAAACATTTGGATCAATACCAGAAGATAAATTTTCCGAAATTTTTAGTTATTCAAAAGATTCAGACTTTCATAAACGTAAACCATATTCTCAAGATAATTATGTGGTAGAAATTTCAAATTTTGAAAATATTATAAAAAAATATTTAAAATTTTATAAAAATAGCGAAAATGAAAATAAATTCGATGTAGATAAAATATTAAAAAGTATTGACATATATTCATTTGGCATATTATTAATAGAAGTATTCAATTATCTTGTATATCATCTATTTAATAAAATATTTAAATATGCTTTAGAAAATGGAATAAACCATTACAAAAAAATAGTGATAAATCAAGATATACGCAATCATTTTAAAATAGAAGAATACATTGATTTATTTGATAAAGTATATCAGGTTATAATACTATGCTGTTATTTACCTGAAGAAGATGATGTTCAACCATTATATAGTATACAAGAAATTGTAAGTAAATATGATGAAATATTACATACACATTCAATTATCTGATTGTTTGAAAAAGTACAATATAACACATATAGTATGTTTTGAATATATAAAGTCACAATTTTATATATTCACGGTTCTATTATCTACAAAATAGCAGAAAAGGCAATAAATAAATTAGAAAGACCAAGTTATTTATGTAGAGAAACGAGTAATCAAGCACTAAAACCGAGTTGCTATAAACAAACTTTACAAGGGTATGAAAAGACCCAACTTTGAATTATTTTTTTTGAAACAACATAAAGTTGACCCATTTTAAATGTTCAAGGGTGTAAAATAAAAGCATTTAACCATATTATATAAATATAATAATATTAAATATAAAATGAATTAAGAATTATCTTCCAGAATATGGCATTTTTTGTAAATTATCACCCAAAAAATTTGGTTTTAATCCCCATAATCCTGGATAATTTGGTGTTTTCCAAAAACCAACAAATTGATTATTTACTTCTTTATTAATAACAGGTTCTAATGGTTCAATTATTCCTGGAACATCTGGTGCAACTGCAATCAATAAATAATTTCCTATTATAGTTTCCGATTGTAAAACTTGTTTTTGAGATAATCTTGCAAACCATTCATATTTATGACGTTTCAAAATTTCGTTTGCAGGAATATAAATACCATAAGCATCTGGTGATATTTTTAAATATTCATTTGATATTAAATCATCAATAACTATTTGTTCTCCTTCAATTGACTTTGTACCAATAAAAGTTCCATCAATTAAATTAATTTTACCCTTATTTACTCCATTTTCACACCATCTGGAAAATTCTCCTAAAAATTGTGATTCCGCTGTATAATCACTTGTAATTGTATTTTGAATAAAATGAACTAAATCAAATATAGTTTCACATTCTTTCGGAGCTCCATAAAATAATAAACTTGGAAAGAAATTCATTGTAGTAGAAGTGGAATTTCTATCAACCATTTCAGTTACAAACATTTTATCTCCATGTATTCCTTGCGAATAAAGTCCAAATAAATTTTTCAAACAAACAAATGATATAGGACATACTAAACCACCATAAATATATAAAAGTTTTGCTATCCCTAACATTCGCATCTTTGAAATAATTGGGTCACTTATTGTTTTCATATTAATATTCCATCCAGGTATTAATTTTTTAAATGATTCATCATCTATAATACATATAGTAAAAGTTTTATCACAATGTTTAATAATACTTCTCATCGTTAAATATAAATATGGTTGATTTAATTCAAAAGAACTTCTAGAACCAAAACTTATCCAATTTCGTGAATTATATTCATAAGGAACATGTACCCATAAAATAGGTTTTTTACTCTTACCTAAAGTTACATCATCTAATAAATACTTTTGTATAGCTTCATATGTATCACTATTATTTTCATTTTCTAACTTATTTGTATATCTTTTATATAATAACCCTAAAACAATAAGAATAAAAAATAGAATAAATAAGTTTGATAGTTTACTTGATTTCATATAATATATTGTTATATTTTTTATAAATTTTTTAAATATATATATTATATAAATAATGGATTATTATGATGTAGTATTTAATATTAGTAATTGTACAAATCATTATGAATGCGTATTTAATGTAGAAAAACTAATCAGTGATTTGAAGGAATCTTTGAGAATTAATAATTTATTACTTAAAGATATAACTGCTAATGAAAATGTTATAAATTTATTAAACAATGTGCTATTTAATGACCAACAAATTATAGGTAACTTAAAAGCATATTGGAATAAAGAAATATTTGAAAATTTATCAAAAAAATGCAGTATTTTATATAAAACTATAGTAACATGGGTTACAGCACTTATAATTTATGAGAAAAAAAGGAAGCAAAGAACGAGGTATTTTAGTAGTGATGTTTCTAAACACAATTTGAGACGTGATTTAAGAAAATTATTGTTTATTATTTTGCTAGTTTATGGTGCGGATGTTGAACCTGAAATAAATGGTTCTACAATTGTGGATGGATTATTAACAGAAGATTGTAAAAGTGAAAAATTTACAAATATGTTTAACATAGCAAATTTTGAAGAAGCATTTGACAAAAAATATTCAATTAAAGGTAGTTCATATGGTTATGATGTAAACATATTAACAAATTTTAATCCTAATAATGCAGCAATAAATGATAATGATATTTGGGGAGGCAGATATAAGAAAATTACAAGAAAAAAGAAAATTACAAGAAAAAAGAAAATTACAAGAAAAAAATCAAAAACTCATAGAAAATATTATATTAAAAAACAACTTAAAGCCGCCTAATAGGTGGAGGTTCTAATCCATCCATTAAATGTTTACCACATCGAGTAAAAAACAAATGTAATTGTTCAGGGTCTGAACCAATAACTGAATCATCTGGTATATATGTTGCATTTCCTTTTTTATAACATAGTAAAACTGGTATTCCGTTTACCATTTTTTTTGATTTTAAAAATGTGTAAAAATTAGTGGAGTGGTCTACATCAATATCGGCACATATTACTTCTGGCGGAGATGAAGCAAAAAAACCATCTACTGCTTTTTTTATTTTCTTACATGGACCACACCATTCTGCGCCTAATTTTATAATAATTAATCCAGGGTTATACCCTAAAAGTTTAAAAAATTCTTCTACACTTGGTATTTCACTAATTATTTGTTTAGACATATAAGTATTTTATATAAAAATAATTATATTTTTATCTAATTTCTAAAGATTCTTATCAACAAAAACTTCTTTGGCTATTTTTTTT